TGACCCGGATTATAGTTGGGATTGGGATCTAGAAAATAGAAGATAATGGATGAACATGTGAAAAACTTGGTGTGTCTCAAGATCAATCACGCATTAGATATGCTAGTTGATATTGACATACACCCAAGTTCTGATGGAAGAAAGCTGGATACAGCTATTATCTTATTAAATGAGATAAAAAAAATATGTGATGAAACACTTTTATAATAACGCAAAAGAATATTTAAAAATGACAGAAGAAGACAAAAAATACAGACAAGGTAGATCCAAATTTCGGGTGGAACAAACTGAAAGGGTTGCTGGATGGAGCATCATGGGTTGCCTTGTTTGTTTTCTATTAATTAGTTTATTCTCACACTGTGCACTATGAAAGATCAATTATTTGTAGAAGCACGTGTGAAGGATGGTGAATTACATTTCCCTATAAAAGCTTATGAGTTAAAGTTTAAAAACTTTCTCAAAGAGCAGCCTGAAAGTGTAAGGCTAGATATATTCATAGGAGTAAATGATGGTAAGGGTAGTAACCCACAGTTAGCTAGAGTTCATGCTATGATAAGAGAAATAGCTAATGAGATAGGTCATACATTTGAAGAGGTAAAGCTACAAGTAAAACGTAGAGCAGGATTATGCTTTGTTAAAAACAATGTAGAGTTTTGTAAATCCTTTGCTAAGTGTGATAAAGAAGAATTAAACCTTGCTATACAAGCAGCTTTAGAAATTGGAGACTTTAGTGGTATGCAATTAAGATGAGCTTACACCAATCTTTTCTGCAATATCAACTATCTTTTTCCAAGCATCAGTATCAAGCATATCTTGATCTTTATTGCCCTCGTTGATAGCCTTAGCATTAGCTGTTATAGTTTCAGCTAGATCAGCAGGTACATCAACATCAACTTTTTTAACAAGACCTTGTTCTCTAGCTTCATATCTTAGATATTGAATAAGAGACATTAAGAAATACATATGTCTTTGCCACTCATCAGTGAGTCTCATGTCATCTGTTATTTCTTTACCTTCAGCAGTATATGTAATTAATTTTTCAATTTTAGCTATAGTGTCAGGAATCTGCATCTGTTGTGTCTCAGAAGAATCAAGAATAAATTTAGATACAATTTGTTGAAGACCAATAATATATCTAGGATTAATGACTAGACCCTCAATATCTTTATCAAAGTTATAAGAGTCTATTTGCTGCTTTCTGGTATTTTCTGACATAATTATAGTAATTTAAAACAAATATATGGAAAAAATTAGTGTTGACATAGTAAAATTAAGAGAAAATTTAAATGAAAAACTAGAATCATCAGGTTGGGACAAGATGTTATCACCTTATGTGAATGGTTTGAACTTTGACTATATAGTAAATGCTTTAGTAGATAATGTTAATGCAGGTAAAAGATTTACCCCAAAATTTAGAGACATATTTAATGCATTTAAAGAGTGTCCATATGATAATCTTAAGGTTGTCATGGTAGGACAAGACCCGTATCCTCAGCTTGGAGTGGCTGATGGTATAGCATTTAGTTGCTCCAACAAAGGAAAAGCAGAAAAATCCTTACAATATATATTAAAACAAACTATTGGTGATTATACTGACACAGGTAGAGTTATATATACTGCAGAAGAATGTGATTTAAGACGTTGGTCTAACCAGGGTGTGCTATTAATAAATACAGCACTAACTGTAGAAGTAAATAAGATTGGATCACACTATCACTTATGGAAAAGTTTTGATGAATATTTATTTGAAGGATTAAATAGGTGCTGTCCTGATACTATCTTTATCCTTATGGGCAAGAAGGCAGAAGAATGGCAAACCTATTTAACAAATTGTAAAGTTCTAAAATGTGCTCACCCAGCATCAGCTGCATACAGAGGTGGAGAATGGGATTGTAATGATGTCTTTAATAAGGCAAATGAAATCCTAAAAAAGCAAGATAGAACTTGTATAAATTGGTAATTTTTCCTATATTTATAAACCCTAAAACCAACATATAAATGTCTGATTATCAGAAACATAGTGCAATAGAAGCGTTCAAACGTCAGTTCAAAACAGAACATGGTATTGATGTATATGTGTTCTTACCAAAAGAAGCACAATATAAAATAGATCTTAACCTACTTGAACGCTGTACATACAAAGCATTTATCAAAAATAACCCTGATTTAAAACATATAAAGTCTATGAAAGACAGAGTTAGAATCAGAAGATTCATGGGTTATTATCAAGCAATGTGTCAACTAGCTTGGGTAGATGGTCACAGGAAAAACTACATAGCAAGCTATCTTAAAAAGAATCATGCCTCAATAATAAATGCTATTAGACAGGCTGATAACTTCTTCTTTGCAGAAGATAAAGATTTCTTGTATGCTTATAGAGAAATATTAAAACAAATTTTACAAGATGTGGGAACTATTCCAAAGAATCTTAAAGAGAAACTTAAGTCCAAATCAAGTACTGATCCTATTTGGGATGAAGCAAGGCGTTTCATTGCCCAAGACAACTGATAAAGATAAAACTGAATTAGTAAACTTAGGATATTTAAACCTTGAAGATGGACAATATACACTGACAAGAGAAGCCAAGCTTCTGATAGTGTCACTTGATAATTATTTTATAAAAGCTAAGAAGAAGACTGATATCCAACTTATGGGTAAAAATCATGTAGATAAGATAAATGCATACAGAGAGATATTTCCTGCTAAGAAACTACCTAGTGGTAAACCTGCAAGAAATAATGTAAAAGCTCTTGGTGAAGCATTTAGATGGTTCTTTGAAACATATGATTACTCATGGGATGATGTAGTAAATGCTACAAAAATGTATGTTAATGAATATAGAGACAAAGAGTATATGTATATGCAAACTAGTCAATACTTCATATGCAAACAAGATAAGCATAGAGTTAAGCATTCTACATTAGCTGACTACTGTGATATGATACTAGAAGGTATCAACACAGAAGATGAACACTTTAAAGAAAACGTTGTATGAAAAAGACCACAGATGCATGGATTGGACAATATGCAGCCTTTAATGAGGCACTTAAATATATGTATGCTAGATCTACCGGAGAGGAAAAATCTATTTATACACCTTGGCCAAAGTTCAATGATGCTACTACTGATGGTTTAGAATGGAATACACTAACTGTTATTGGTGGTAGACCTGGCTCAGGTAAAACACTAATAAAAGATCAGATAGTAAGGGAATCATTCTTACTAAATCCAAATGATAAGTTCAGAGTTTTAGAATTTCAGTTTGAGATGGTAGGAAGAACCTCAGCTATTAGAGAGTTTAGTTCTATTACAGGTAAAACGTATAAAGAACTATGTAGTGCAGGGTCAATACTTTCTTCAGATGTATTAAATAAATGTCATTTATATGCAAAAGAAAGAGTTAAATATCCTGTAGATATAGTATCTACCCCTATGACTGTAAATCAAATGCGTGAACAGATAGATAGATATATGAATCATCATAAGGGTATACCAACAATGGTAACATTAGATCACAGTATGCTTGTTAAGAGAGCACCATATCAGAATAGTACATTAGATATGTTATTTGAGTTAGGTGAATTCTTTACACAGTGTAAGAGAGACTATCCATGTTTATTCATTTGTTTATCACAATTAAACCGTAACATTGATAACCCGGATAGAGCTATAGATGGCAAGTATGGTAACTATATACTTGAGTCAGATATATTTGGTTCAGATGCTATGCTACAGCATGCTGATACTTTAATAGGTATCAACAGGCCAGCAAAGCAGAAGATTAGATACTATGGTCCTGATAGATATATAATTGAAAATGATAGGACATTAGTATTACACTTCTTAAAAGCCAGAAATGGTGATGCAAGGATGTCATTCTTTAGAGCAAAGTTTGAACAAATGCAAATAGAAGAGATGCTAACTCCAGGACAACAAGAAAGAAGATGATAAATACAAAGAACATAAATAAAAATAAGATGGGACTAACACCAGAGCAACGTAAAGTAAAAGTTGCAAAATTAAAAGAAGAGCATGAAGATTACTTTCAAACAGAAGGTAAGATAAATGCACTATATATACCTAAGATGGCTTACAGGCCAACAGGTAAAGATGACTTACATGTATCATTCTTTCCAAGTGAGCTTGAGAAAAATGAGGATATATATACTGAGTTTGTGAGTATAGATTATGAAAGTGAAGATCCTAAAAGGACTTTATACTTAGTAAAATATAATCCACATTGGAAAGATGAATATGAAATGATTACATCTAGCTCAGGATTTCAAAGACATATCATACCTGTAAGTGAACTGAAAGTTATTAATGATGTAACAAGTAGATCAGGCAGTCAGATTATTGACTTTGCAAATCCAAACTTACCTAATCCTGATGAAAATATAGTTTCAGAAGATAGTAAACTGATTGATAAATTAGAAGATATTAATCAGTCAATAATAACATTAACAAAAGTAATAAATAAATTAATTAAATAATGGCACAAAGTATTTTAGTTATTGCTGATTCAGGTACAGGAAAGTCTACCTCTATCAGAAATTTAGATCCAAAAGAGACTTTCATTATAAATATTGCTAATAAACCTTTACCTTTTAAAGGTTGGAAAAGCAAGTATACACAAATAAATAAAGATAACCCAAAAGGTAATCTTACTTCAGCTGCTACAGCTGCTGGTATCATTAAAGCTATGAAGCACGTTAATGATAAAATGCCAGAAGTCAAAACAATTGTTGTTGATGACTGGCAATATATGAGTTCTTTTGAGTATTTTGATAGAGCACAGGAGAAAGGTTATGATAAGTTCACACAGATTGCAGCTAACTTAGCTATGGTTGCAAAGCTTCCTAAAGACTTAAGAGATGACCTAACAGTTTTCTTCTTAACTCATTCAGAAGATTCAACAGATATCAATGGTAATAGGAAAGTGAAAGCAAAAACAATTGGTAAAATGATTGATAATGCCTTAACTTTGGAAGGTCTATTCTCTATTGTATTATTTGGTAGAGCTAAGAAAAATGATGATGATGGTCTTAACTATGGTTTTGAAACACAAAACAATGGAGAGAACACATGTAAATCACCAATGGGTATGTTTGAGGATTTCTTCATTCCTAATGACCTACAGTATGTGAAAGAGTGCATACAGAAATATGAAGAGTAATTAATTAATAAATAAATTTTAAAAAGTAAATTATGTTAAGTACAAAAGACATGTCTGCAGGGTCAGGCAGTATTAAGCCGGTTCTTGGTCCAGGTAACCAAGTTGTTAGAATCAATTCAATTTCATTTGATCAAACACCATATGATGTAAATGCATACAATATTATATTGCATGTTGAGTCAGAACCAGTACAAGGAGAATTTCAAGGTTTCTTGAAAGATATGAACCAGCCAGATGGTCCACGTTATGAAGGTCAAGTTGGTAGAGTTAGATTCTCTCCTTATCCATACAAAGATGCTACATTACCAAGCGGTAGAGAAGTATCTAGAGATACAGAGGTATTAAAAGGTATGGTATATTTATCAGAGGTTCTTAATAAAAGAGAAGCTCTTGATAAGATTGAGGCACAAACAATTGAAAACTTTATGGTAGAGTGTAATAAATTATTCTCTAATAGTGAATTCTTCAATGCATGTTTGGGTGCACGTGAGTGGGAAAATAAAGAAGGTTATATTAATAATGATTTATTCTTACCAAGAATGAGCAAAGACGGGATTCCATTGGAAGCAGTAGGAAAAGAGAATTCTAGACTTCTTACATTTGACAGTAATAATACTAATCATTTAAGAAAATTAGAGAAAAAGGAAGCAGTAGCAACATCTACATTTGAACCTGCAGCAGCTGCAGGAGATGACTTTGATCTCTAATATAAACCAAAAGAGTGGGCTCAGTTAACGCTGGGCCCATTTCTTTTTAATATATTTGGATCATGTTTAACACTAAAAACTTTGTATTAGAAGGTTCAGATGTTCCAAGTACATGGGTATTTCAGTACTATTTAGAGCTACCAGAAAGTCTGACAGGACAAGACATTAAGATTAAATCTATATTTAATCCTAATGAGAGAACACCAAGCTTTTGCATATATGTAGATAAAACTATAATGCAATATAAGTTTAAAGATTTCTCAACTGGTAAGAATGGAAGTAAGGTTGATTTAGTTAAAGAACTATTTAATCTAGAATTTCATGAGGCTATGAATAAGATAGTACAAGATTATAATATGTACATCAAATCATCTGATTATAAAAATATCAAGATAAAACCAGCAGCTAGATGGAAAGTAGATTACATCAAGGAAAGAGGTTGGACTATTGAAGATAGAAAGTTTTGGTTATCTTTTAGGATAGGTAAAACTATATTAGAAAAGTATAATGTTAAACCTATAGATTACTATAATCTAGTTAAGGAAGAAGAAGATGGTATAAAAAAGTTAAAGATAGGTAGCAAGTGGTGCTATGGTTACTTTGATAAGGATGGTAATGTCTATAAGATATATCAACCTAAAAGTAAGAAGAACAAATTCTTTAAAGTTAAGTCTCATCTTCAAGGGTATGATCAACTTGAATATAATAAACCATATCTTGTGATATGTTCATCACTTAAAGATGCAATGTGTCTCAAAGGTATAGGTTATAATATTGAGGTAATTAGCCCTGACTCAGAAAATACTATGATAAAACCACACATAGTAGAATACCTGAAGAAGAAGTATAAAAAGGTTATAACAGTTTTTGATAATGATGAGGCAGGTAAGCATGCAATTAAAAGGTATCATGATACATATGGTATACATGGTGTATATCCTACACTAAGTAAAGATGTATCAGATGCTATGAAAGAGCACGGACTAAAAGAAGTTCATGCAATGCTTAAGCCTTTATTAAAGGAAACACTAAACAAATAATATGCATAAACATAGATGGTTCATACCAGGTAATGTTCCTAGTAGCAAGAATGGTAGAAGATGGACCGGTAAATATTTTATTGCCAGCAAAGCTGTAGTTAACTATAGAAAGGCTACTAAAGATATATATGCTAAATATGCAGATGATTTTAAAAGTGAAGTAGCAAAACAAAAATTACCAGTAAAAATTTGCTTTGAGTTTATAAGGGGTACAAGACATAAATTTGATTATATTAATCCTGCACAAACAGTACAAGATGATATGGTCAAGCATGGATGGATTGAAGATGATAATGCTGAGTTTATTATACCAGCATTTGAACAATACTCTTATGATAAAAAAAACCCAGGCGTATGGATAGAATTAATAATAGAAAATGGCAAACAAGAATTTTAAAAGAAAAATAATTACAGCTGAAGAGTTTTTTAGACTCAAAGAAATGTTTATGGGTATTGAAGAAGATCAAGCTATAGCAGTACAAGTGTATAAAAATAGTGGATTTGCAGATAAAGAAATTGTAGATCTACTAATGGCTAAAGCATTAGTCTTTGAACCCAGGAGAAAGTTTTGTGATGCAATAAAGTTCACATTTAATCTGCCCTCTAATAATGAAATACATGCTTATATGGAGGAATATGAAGCAGAAGAAGTATACTATAAAATTTTAAGAGATATGGGATATGATAAATAATATTCAAGAGTTAGTTTCTAGAACAACTAAAACATTAATTTTTTCTGAGCCCTTTTACGGGCTCTTTTTGATTGGACTTAATAAAGAATATATTACTACTATACCTACAGCAGGTGTAAGCAAAAGAAATATAGGTGTCCAATTATCTATAAACCCTGAGTTCTTTACAGAGCTTAGTGAAGATCATAGATATGGTCTTATAAAACATGAGATACTACATATTAGTTTCGGTCATATAGTTATGAGAGATTTATATAGTGATAAAAAACTATTTAATATAGCTGCAGATCTAGAGATCAATCAGTATATAGCAAATCATCATTTACCTGAAGGCGGGCTAATGCTTGGTAGTTTTCCTGAACTTAATCTTCCTGAGAGAGCCGGTACTAAAACATATTATGATTTATTACAACAGGCTAAGGAAGATGGTACTTGTCCAAGTTTAGATAACTTAATGAGTCAAATGGATGGTACATCACAGTATTGTCATTGTGGATGGGATGAGATAGAAGATCTATCAGAAGCAGATAAGAAGCTATTACAAAAGCAAATAGAACACCAAATTAAAGAGAGTGCTGAACAAACTCAGAAGAAACATGGTACAGTGCCTGGTGAGCTAGCAGAGCTTATTAATAGACTCTTAAATATAGAACCACCTAAGTTTGATTGGAAAGGTTATCTAAGAAGATTTGTAGGAAACTCTAGTGTAGTATATACAAAAAAGTTGAGACGTAAGTATAATAAAAGATACTCAGCAAATCCAGGACTTAAGATTAAATTTAAGAATCACATCCTTGTTGGTGTTGACACAAGTGGATCTGTAAATAGTGAGGAACTAAAGGAATTCTTTAGTGAACTTACACATATGCATAAAACAGGGCATAAGATTACAGTAGCACAGTGTGACACACAATTAAAGAGTGTTAAAGAGTTTAGTCCAAACAAAGATTGGGAAATACATGGTCGTGGTGGAACTAGTTTCCAACCAGTAATTGATCACTATAATGAAAAGAAGGGAAGATATACTGCCCTTGTATACTTAACAGATGGTGAAGCTTATAAACCAGAAGACTGTCCAAAAAATACCTTATGGGTACATAGCAGCGTTTCTAGTATAAATGAAGAATTACCAGGATTAAAAATTAAATTAAATTAAATAAAGATGCAAGTAAATTTAAATGTAACAGAACTAAAAGGTTTTATTAACCACATTATTGAGAATAATAGATTTTTACAAGAGCAAGGTAAAGGCCCTGTATCAGTAGAAGTTGTAGGTGAATCAGGTATTGGTAAAACATCTACAATTGTTGAGCTAGCAAAGGATAATGATTTAAACTTTGTAAAGCTTAATCTTGCTCAGATTGAGGAGATAGGTGACCTTGTAGGTTTTCCTGTTCGTCAATTCCAAATGTATAAAGAGAAGCAGGTAACTGTAAAAAACACACCTGATAATTTAGCCATGGTAACAGCAACTCAAAGAGCAGCTGGTGCTAGTCTAGCTAATCTAAACACAACGGTAACCAAAAAGGTTGGTCAGTGGGTAGATGAACTTGCCGTACAAGAGTATCTAAAGAATGGATACAAGATGACAGGTAAGAACAGAATGTCTTATTGTGCACCAGAATGGATTGCTGATAAGAAAGAAGGAGGCATTCTATTACTAGATGATTGGAACCGTGCAGATACAAGATTTATCCAAGCAGTTATGGAACTGATAGATAGACAAACTTATATCTCATGGACTCTTCCAAAAGATTGGCATATTATTCTTACAGCAAATCCAGATAATGGAGACTATATGGTAAATAGTGTTGACTCAGCACAGAAGACCAGATATATTACAGCAAACCTAAAGTTTGATGTAAATGTATGGGCACAATGGGCAGAAGGAGCAGGTATAGATACAAGATGTATTAACTTCTTATTGCTACACCCTGAGCTTGTAACACAAGAAACAAATGCAAGATCCATCACAACTTTCTTTAATGCTATTTCTAGCTTTGAAAAGTTTGAAGATAGTCTGCCTATGATCCAAATGATTGGTGAAGGTAGTGTTGGTGATGCTTTTGCATCTATGTTTACCACCTTTATTAATAATAAGTTGGACAAACTTGTAACACCTGTAGATTTATTGACTCATGATAATGAGCAATACATTCTTAATGAGTTAAGAAGTTGTATTGGTAAAGATGATACTTACCGTGCAGATATTGCTTCTACTCTAGCTACAAGGCTTGGTAACTACGCTGTGGTATACTCTAAAGAGAATACAGTAACACAGAAGATCACTGATAGATTGAAGACTCTATCTACTGCAGATTATTTTACTAATGATCTCAAGTATTTAATTGTTAGAACAATCTTTAATGGTAACAAAAAGAAGTTTAATAAATTAATGATGATCCCTGAGATCATTCAAATGACAATGAAATAATATGGCAAGTAAATCAGTATTTCAGAAATATAACTCTGATGCATTGAATCATTTTGATTTGGCAAGTGACTCTATATATGGGGTCATTGCCGGATCAAATGTTGAAGATGTATTAGTTACACAAGATGAAACAACATATACTAATATCCGTGAGATTATTGCAAAGCCAACTGAAACGGATCAAACCTTTATAAATAAGAAGAAAGCTTTTGTTCTTCCTTGTAGCCCAGTATCTAATGATAAGATAAAGGCAGCACTAAAAGAACATAAGATTACTGTAACTAATGATTATACACAGGCAGACTTAATTGTAACTCATGATGACTTTGATGATAAGTTTGAAAATGGTGAAACAATTAAGACTACTAAGATGATGTATAGACTTTGGAATTATGAAGTTACTTCTGGTGATCCTAGTAGTAATCATAGCATTAACCAGATGATTCAGAATTGTGGGCGTCATGTGATTATATGTCCAAAGATTACAAATAACATACGTTATTATGGTTTGGAAGTTGAGGATGGTATATATGATACTTGGGCTATTACAGGTCTTGCACTTAATCTAGCATATGAAATATCTGTTGGTAATAAAAGTGCTGTGTCAATTGAAACTGTGTTACATACATCTGCAACAAGACAAGCTCTAACTGAAGATGTTGTTGACCAAGTTATCAGAATGTGGAATGCAGGAGGAGATGATAGAGAAGTTGCTATGCAGCTACTGACTACACTTGACTACACAACAAATCATCATTTGATGTGGAAGCTAACTCAAGAAATTGGGAGTGTGCATTATAATCACCATAGTAAAGATCTCAACCACTGGATGATAGCTAGTAATTGGCAATTTTATTATGACCAAAATGCAGAATCTATGATACAATGGATGGAAGAAAATGGTCATCTTAATAAGATAAGCTTTAAATATCTAGAACCAATAGTTCGTAAAGAAATAACTATCCATAATAGAGAATTATATGTATTTAAAGTATCAGTTAAAAAAGAATATCAAAAATATTTAATATGAAAAAGTATTATGAAATTAAGATATCTCTTGAAGAAAATTCAATTGCTATGGATGCTAATGGCAACTATGTCATTAGCACCGGCATTGAATTAGTAGACGGAGGTATATTTATAGCAAACACAAATAGCTGGAATATAACAGCTGAAGACTTAAAGTATTGTGATATAGTAGCTAATAAAGATACTATTGATTTACAAGATAAGTCATTATATAGATATCCAAAATTAAATTTACCTAGACAAAAGGTAGATTTACTTAAGGATAAATTCAATTTAAAAGTAGTTAGAAACAAAGACAAAGCAGATTATCATGTTATATCACATAAATTTTTAGGAAGTTTATTTACTAACAATTGGAACACTGCTATATCATTTAAAGATCTTTATAAAGTATTTCAAACATGGAAAGAGAATAACTTACTAGGAGAAACAGCTTTATTAAAGTGTAGAGATATATTAGAGCTTGAAAGAGATGCAATGTTTTTAATCCACAGACCGGGGTATCATTATGGTAGTAAAAGTGATGACTATGATAAGTTTTGTGATAATGTATTAGAACCAGTTTCAGCTGCTAAAAAACCATATGAAACTAATAGAATTTTTTCTGTTAATCCAAGTGAGGTAGACTCATTTAAAGATATGGTTGGCTCTAAAAAATTAATAATGGATGGGCAATTGCTTGATATTATTGATGAAGATCTGGCAGTAATAGATAATACTCAGTATGAGCAAATAGAAAAGATGATCAATAGTAGTGACAGAGATAACAGAAATATGGCGGTAGAAATGATTGCTAATTGTAATATTAACAAATCATTTGACGTTGTTTCTGGTATTTATTGGTGGCACTATGATTGGTTTAAAGATACTGATCACTGGAATAGTGTAAATGTTAAAGCTATGCGTCAACAGATGAAAGATTATGAAGGTGGACATAGTAATAGTGGCATCTGGTCTTATAATGCATACATAGAAAAGCTTGCAAAAGACGGAAAATTAACTAAATTTGCAGTAGATAGGACAAGAGAAAAGCTTATGAAAGATTTCTTAGGTCAGTATGTTGGAAAATCTGCACAAGTCTTTGCAGTAGAATTGGATAATTTAAAACTAAATGACAAATTTGAAAAGCAAGTTATAGATGAATAGAGATCATCAGAAAGAAGAAGAGTTTTATGCTGAAGCGTTTAACTTCAGCTACTCTTCTCTTAATAAATTAATTTTTTCACCCTCTTTGTTTTACAAAGATTATATTTTGCAGGATAGAGAACTAAGAACAGATAAGCATCTTATTGAAGGTAAGCTTATACACTGTTTATTGTTTGAGCCTGAGAACTTTGATAAGAAGTTTAACCTGGTACCGGGTAAGACACCAAGTGATAATGTAAGAAAGGTCTTAAAAGACATGTCCTTACATACTGATGCTAAAACTTTAGTTGACTGTGAAGACTTTATAATTCTAGATTCTTTAAAGGATCTAAACTTATATCAATCTTTAAAAACAGATGAACAAAGGATAGCAAAAATCAGAACTGAGGATAATGAACCTTATTGGGCA